TTGTTGCATCCACATTCTTTACACATGGTTACTTACCTTTCTTGGCTTTAACGCCAGATACTTTCTTGAGATTAGGGTTTGCTTTCAAAGCAGCAGGGCTAGCTTTGCGAGCGCCAGCAGCCAAAATAGCGCCAGCGTTCTTCATAGGGATACCCTGCTTCTTAGCGATTGATTTTTGTGCGGCCTTAAAGCCCATACCTTTTTTAGTTGCCATTACCATTTCACCTTGTTAGCCCAATAAGCCGCAGACATTTTGCCCTTGGCAATGTTACTTGCATGACGAGCCTTAAACGCTTCATTACGTTTAGACCCATCAGGGGAACCTTTTACACCTTGCTGGCCAAAACGAATAGTCTTAACCTTGTCACCTTCCTTGGCAACAACCACATGCGATTTAGTTGGATGATTAGGTGTAGCCTTCGGTTTGTTGTAACCAGAAACACCTGCACGAGCTAATCGAGGATCTTTAGCCATTACATACCCACTTCCGTCATTACTTGGCCGTGTGCCTTAGTAAGTTTTTGTGCCGGTGGCATTTTCCCTGCATCATATGCCCGACCAATAGTTTCACTAGCTTTCAAAGCGGCCTCAATCTGGTGGCGTTGAGTGCCAGCAGGTTGGATACCTTGCGCCCTAGCAGAAGCATAAGCATCAAGTTCACCATTCCACTTTTTACTCGGCATCAATTTGTTAGATGCAGCATCACCTGCATTGAGTTGCAAGTTAGATGCACGAAGGCAATCACCCCACGATGAATGATCTTGAGTGGGGCATCCTGTTCGACATGCCATAGTTAACTCCTTAAACTGGTTTTGTCTATCCCTATGTTAGCATTTTGCAGACAATCACCATACGTTTCATGGTCTTGCGTTGGGCAACCTGTACGACATTTAGACATTAGGTTAACCTTGCCCAAGATATTGCTGCTGCTGCTGCTGATGCTGTAACTGATGTTGCACTAATGTCAGTGTTACCTGTTGATGATGTTCCCATCTTAGGGTTAGCGAACGAGATTGTTGTTGATACTGTTGAGCCTGCTATTGATGGTGCTGTCGTGATTGTTCCATTGGAATACCACAAGAACAAAATGGCATAGGTTGTGCCAGCAGTAAGGTTCACTGTGCTATCCAAAGCAATAGTTGTTAATCCAGATACTGTTCCAAAACCATTAGTAATCAAACTATTTTGTTGTGCTGTCCTTGCCAAAATTGTATAAGCAGAAGTTCCGTCATAACTTGCTAAAGCGAAACGCCCAAACTCCGTAGTTGCACTAGAAGTTGATTTAACATTCGTAACAATAACGCTAACGTTACTGACACTGATGTTTGACATTGGCACAAACGTTGTAGTGCGGATAATTCCAGAAGTCATGGCAGTACCAGCAGTAGTACCTAAAGCATTAAACTTTGGATACAAGTCCAGACCTGTTGTCGAACCATTCAAATAACCGTTTACGTTACTTTGACTAATAGCACCAAGATTAGTTCTTGCGGTTGCTGCATCAGTAGCATTTGTTCCACCGTTTGCGACTGGAACACTAACAACTGTACCCAACAAACCACCAGTAGTGTTAGTAACAATACCAGATGTACTTAAACCCGTATCAGTAATGTTAGGTGCAGTAATAGCACCAGTAAAAGTTTGACCAGATACTTTTGCATAACCTTGACCAACAACGAAAGCAGTAGAAGCAATTTGTGTAGTGTTCGTATCTACTGCCGCAGTGGGTGTAGTTGGTGTACCTGTTAATGCTGGCGAAGCTAATGGCGCAATAACAGAAGTGTTCACCTTAACTGTTGGTGCTGTAGTTGTGCCAGCAATAGTAATTGTAGTATCACTAGGCGCATTACTAATTGATGAAACTTTGCCATCCGCTAAATCATACGCAGACTTGACACTATTTGGCGTAGCCGCCGTTGTAGTGCTAGTAGATGAAGTTGAATCAGTTAATTGAACTGCACCCTTTTGAGAAGTAGTAGCATCATTGATCCCAACGATTGCAGAAGTAGAAGAACCACTGTTAACAATCGGTGAAGTCACATCAACAATACCGCTATTACCGGTATCACCTTTAGCACCAACAATAGCTTCAACCCAAGATGTGCCATTCCAGTATTTTAATACACTCATTATTCCCCTAAGCCATCACATACCAGTTAGTGCCATCAGCGACAAGAAGTGCTGATGTACCTGAAGAACCTGCACCAATAATTGTTGAAGTTAAAGTTGCTGAATTTTTTGGATAAACATTTGATGAAGCAGAAATAATAGCATTAGCACTCTTGTTAAGTATTCTTACATTTCTACCAGCAGTAGCAGTTGGTAAAGTTACTGTTACTGTTCCAGTCCCTGTAACAACAAAGTTAGTTTCAAAAGTTTGAACAGTAAAGTTTGCTGTTTTAAGAATAGGTGAATCACCAGATGCTATAACAGTTTTAGGATACAAAGCATTTGCAACTGTTAAATCGCCATCTGTTTTCAAACCATTAGCATAGAAACGATACAAAGTGGTATCAACAGCATTCGTTCCATCGCCCCAGGAATGTAAACCATTACCATCAATAGTGAAACGGCTAGCATTACTGCCCTGTTTTGCTTTAAGAATGTAAGAATACACGTTTGGTAAATCAATGGTTAACGCTTTGCCGTTAGCAAGTTTCAAATCATTAGATGTAAAAGTTGGAGCAAAAGGGAAAGTAGTAGCAGCGACACCAGTAACAATGTTTGTACCTAGATCAAGGATTGAACTATCACTGGTTTTTAAGTATCCGGCATTAGTTCCAACAAGCATGGCACTTTCAACTTGAACACGAGTGTCTGAAGTTCCAGAAACTTTCATACCGTAATAAGGTGAAGCAACACCAGTAACAGTGTCATCATCTTTGTAAACTGTAGTAACAATGTTGCTAACAGAAACAGGTGCGGTCAGACCTTCAATTTTAAGTCCAGCACTACGGTCAGAAGTATCTTCAGTTTTACCATCACGGTTTAATGTAATACCAGTTAAAGTGATAGGACCGTATCCACTAACATTATCAACATAAATGCCATGATAATAATTTCGGTCAGTGGTGAAACCAGTAATGTTGCAGTTATTGTAAGAGTAACCAGTGATGTGAAAACCATGCTTCAAGTTCCATACTGCACGGCATCCACTGAAAATGTTGTCGCCACAAACGTTCATCCAAAAGCCGTCAAAATAATTTGCTCCAGCAAGACAATCGTTAAGCTGTGAATCTGTCATGGATAATAAACTGAAACCATTTCCTTTATTTCCATGCGCTTCAACATTATTAAATTCCCATCCCAAAGGTCCGTAAATTGTTCCGCTAGTTCTCTTGTACCTGCCAAGAAGAATACCGTCACCAGTAAACCAAGAAACATTAACATTCTCTAGACGAACAGACCAAACAGAACCAGAAGCATAAATACCATGAATAGGATTTTTTTTAGCAGTGGCCCAAGATTTAACCGTTGGTGTTCCATAATTATTGAAAGCAGTTACAGTGAACTGTGTAGAACTAGCAGTGTTAATGGTGTATTGCCCGTTGTAACCATTGTATGTTGGCGACTGGATGCCATAAAGAACAACCCTATCCCCTGCACTGAAAGTATTATTAGCAGTTATAGTTAAAGTCCCTGAACTGTATGAAGCATTAGTAATTGAAACAGTATTAGATGAAGGGTCTGGAACAGGGTTAGTTGTATTAGTGCCACCAGTTTCATCAATGTAATGATAAATACGGTTACCATCAAGTGACAAGTTCTTAATTGTTTGGCCACCGTTTCTTTGAGAAAGACTACCTTGTTCTTGGTCTTTCATCCAGATAGCAGCAACGCCAGAAAATGTAGGCAAAAGTTTGATCCCAGTTGGGGCAGAAGCATAATTGTTTGCATACTCCCAACGAGCAGAATGTTCACCTTCGATACAAACACTGCGTGGTAAAATTAGTGGTGCAGAAATCATGTATTGCCCGTGAGGTAAAAACACTGTTTGTCCTGGGACAGCAGCATCAAGAGCAGCCTGTAAAGCTAAAGTATCATCAGTGGCACCATCACCTTCGGCACCATAAGATTTAACATTCAAAATGTTGTAAGGAGAAATACCTTCGATTGAGGTATCAAGCCATAAAATGTCAGTATTAGATGGTGCGGTAGGTTGTTCAACAATACCAGGATCACCTTGCGGTCCAGTGTCACCAGTAGTTCCTTGTGGGCCAGTAGCACCAACACCACCTTGTGGACCAATCAGGCCAACTTCAACAACATTAACAGAAGAAACCGTAGCATCAAGCACATTAACAGTTGTTGGAATTTCAACAACGGAAGTAGTTTGAATGTCGTAAGTTGTCATTGGCTCACCTGTTTAATAACCTGAAAACCACCAGAAAGTAAAGTGGTGGAAACGCCACCAGAAGAAACAACATCAAAATCGTAAACATAATTACCGGCAGGGACACTAGCAGTGTCGGCAGGTACAGCAGTTAAAGTAAACTTGCCATCATAAGAACCAACAGTGATTCGACCATTTTCTGTAGAAAACTCAAACACTGAAGCGGCAGAAGTTACAGCTTTACGAACAGTTAACTTGGCGGTGTAACCGTCAACATTGACGTAAGCATTATTTATTTTCCACTGCGGTGCAGTAGTCCATGTGTCACCTTGAACAAAAGCAAAATTATACCGACCAGGTTTCATTGAGGTACCGTAACAATCTGTGAAGCGTAACCATGATTAATAAGATTTTGACGTTCGCCCTCGTCAATAGGGTAAATGTGTCCACCTTGATAAAAAGTAGTTCCAGGTTCCAGTTGGTCAATACCTGGTGAACGGTAATGGGAATATGATCCGTCAGGGTTTTTGATTACCGTGTCTGCGCGAGTAATCTTATAACGCCAAAATAGGCGATTGTCGCCGGCAGGACCTTCATCTACTGTAGGTGGAATGAAGTAGTATTGGGTCACTGTCTGCTCCTTAAAAACTTGAAAGGGTTTGAGGGGTTACCCCCGCCCACTATCTGACGGGGGTAACTCTCAAGAGGGGTTGTTAGCTTGCGATGCTTGAAGAGGTCGCAATGCGGTACAAGGCTTCTTGACGGTAAATCTTGAAACCAAGTACGCCGTACCAACCGATTGGGCGGAAACGCATCAACTTGTCAACAACAGGGCCGATAACTACGTGTGGTTCTTCGGCTACTGCTTCAGCAAGTGCTTGCTTACCTGCAACTAGTGTGCGGTAAACCTTTACAGTTGGCTGGAATGTGATTGTTCCAGAAACAGTACCAGAGTTGTTGGTGTCAACGGTAAGGGTTAGACCATCGCTAGAGATAGCGGTGATACGTGCGCCAGTTCCAACGTTGGTGCCAGTTACCAAGTAGCCAACCTGTGGTGTACCTGAAGTGGTAGCAGCCGTTAGGGTGATTGTCTTGGTTCCTGAAGTACCTGCTGAACCACCAGTGTTGGTGAATGAACCTGTACCAGTTGAAGCACCTTCGTAAGCCTGGATACCATTGGTAACACCAGAGTACAAACGAGGCGACTCAACGTACATAGCACCTTCATAAACACCGATAGCGCCTGGCCACAACTGACCTGCACCTGACTCGTTGTAGATGTGGGCATCGCGCCATGCGCCTGAACCGGTCTCTGCACGAAGGTCGTGTGAAACCTCTGGGTGGATACCACACCAGTATAGGTCGTCAACTCGTGGAACAGCCTTGTTGGTACGCAACTTAGCAACAGCCTTACGAAGGTCTGCTGAAGTGATGATACCTGCTGAAGTTACAGTAGTGGTAGAAGTTCCGTCACCGTAGATAACGTTGGTACCGGTACGAAGTTCGTTCTGTGCAACTTCGTCAACACTGTCAGCCATGTTGAAGGCGATGATATCAGCGATTGCTGGGTCAACGTCAGAAAGGCTGAACAGTTCAAGTTTGCGAGTTGCAAGAGCAGCGTTACCGTATTCTGCAAGGGTTACTGATACAGAAGTTGTGTTACCAAAACCGATAGCATCAGGGTCAACAGTTTCAGAAAGAACTGAAGTAGCCTTAGCAAGGTCGCTGTAAAGCTGGAACACTACAGATGAACCAGGCATAGCCTGCTGTACTGGGCGCTTATCTGCTACATCGCGGATAAGTGGGACCGCACGAAGTGCGAATTCGACATACCGGTCATACGCGGCCTGTACCAGAGAGGTACCGAGCGAAGAACCCGATGTGTCAGTGTAAGTATTAGTTGAACCATAAGGTGTGTTCGACATATTCTTACTCCTTTACAATAGTTTGAATGAATGTGGCTAGCGAACTCGACCCAAAGAAGTGATACCCATCAACGCCATCAATTCTTCCTTAGACTGAGCATTAGCAATTTTGTTAGCCAAATCCTCATCACGACCAGGAGTAATACCTGTCGAAGCGGAAGCATTAATACGTTGTTCGGTAACTGCCTCTGGGGACAATTCCGCTGGTTGCGACTGCTCATTAGTTGTGAACCCGAACACATCAGCGTTCTCGTCCAACCAAGCAGCAATCTGTTCGGGTGCCTGAATGTCACTAGGAATAAACTTAGCGATCTTAGAATTGACACCCTTAGTCTCCAAAACGTCTCGGACTGAGCGTTCACGAAGGTCCGTTCTAACAGCAGCAAGTTGCTCCTCAAGAGCTTTGCGTTCCTTCTCAGCCTTTTTCAAAGCCTTACGAAGGTTTGCTGGACCACTGCTATCAGAATTATCTTCTTCGTAGTCGTAGTCGTCATCGTATTGGTTGGCCATAATAGCCACTCCCTTTCTTTTATTGTTTGAGCGTGAACCAAGAAACACACAAGGGGGAGTATGATTCTGCTTTCACTACCAGACTTCTGATACGCGCACATGGGCTGGTCGGTCTGTGCGGAGTGGATGTGGTGGGAATCGAACCCACGTTCCGTTTCTGTCCGTCATGCGGATTTAAGAATCGGTCTAACCAGTCACACCCTGGTCGGAACTTAACGGGCCGTAGCAATACAAGGTTAAGTTCCTATAGAACCCATAGCACTACTGTGGAATGGGAACTAATCTTTACTAAAATTGTCCTGTCGTTCCTGAGCCAAGTGAACCTGCCTCAACATTAGAACGACCCGTAAATCTTGCTTCTTCTTGCTGAGTTAACTGCTGGCGTTTACGCCTAGCGGAAGCCAACCCACCAAACACTTCCTGCTGTGCAGTGGCCTGATTGTATTGGTCACCACTGATCTGCGCTAGAGTGGTCAATCCTGGGGTCATTTCGGCTATCTGAGCCATTCCCTGCTCTGCCCCTACTCCAGTACCAACACCGCTAGCATAGGCCTCATAATCGCTTACAGGGGCTTGTGCAAGGCCTTGGCGTAAAGCAGCAGCACCATACTCAACAGCCTTAGCTTGTTTCTCCACAAGAGGAGCAGCAGCTTCAGGATCAAGAATGTGAGCAATCATGTGACCAGCATCCAAACCGTACATGTTTTGCAAAGCTTCCTTATAGTAAGGATCAGAGTTGTCCACTGCTTTAGCCGCAGCATCAACACGTTGTTTTAACTCAGTAGCAGAAACATCACCAGAAATAAGTTTATCAAAATCAGACTTATTGTCATAAAAACCTTTAGGCAAACCAGCATCTTGCAAAATAGCTCGGTAAGTAGATTCAGTAGCCAAATACTCTTTAGGTGACAAAACAGGTAAACCTGCTTTTATACGAGCCTCATTAGCAGAAAACCTTTGTTTATATTCAGGGCTATCTTGTAACAATAAAGACACAGTGTCCTGCGAATAACCTTGAGTAAGGAACTCTGCAATGCGTGGAGCAAGAGAACCAAGACCATACGCTTCAAAAGTTTTAGTCAAATTAGCAATAGCATTTTGTGTAGTATCAACAGCCATTAGCTCACCAATCCAAAATCAGAAAGAATTTGTCGCGTAGCAGAATCGGCAGCATCACGAGCGTTCTTGGTGGAAGCCCAGCGTGGATCTTTACGTAAAGAAGTTTCAAACTGCCATAAAGGTTGCAACGCAGGCTTACTATCAGTTGTTAAATTAGTCAACGCTTTATTGATAGTAGGATCTGTTAAAGCAATAGACTCTGGTGGAAGTTCTAAAATTTGTGACATACTATTAATGTAAGGTGAAGCAACCTGTTTAACAGTTTGACCAGCATCAATCTGATCGGCAAACGCAGAATACTTAGATTTAGCAACATCATTAATTGTGCGTTTCCAATCATCAGCAGTACTTTTGTTTTCAGCAATGTTACGAGCAGCATCAGTGTACCACTTATCATCATAAGTGACACCCATGTCTGCACTGTGTGCCTTCAAAGCATCAACAACATTTACAGCCTGACCGCCAGTAATTTTACCGGCGCTAGCAATGCTTTCAATAATTTTATTAGAATTATATGCGTTGCCAAAAACATAAGAATCGCGAGCAATTTCTTTAGCCTGTTTATCTGTTAACTGAAAACCAAGTGCTGTAGCCTGAGCTTTAACATCAACAAGATTTTTGTCAATGGCTTCCTTGAAAGCTCCAGATTTAGATTTTTCTTCGCCAAGTCTTTGCGTAACTTGAACGCCATGAGTTTGAAACCAGTTAGTTTTAGCAAGAATTTCTGCTGCACGTTCATAACCAATAGCATTGGCAGCAAGATTTGCTTTTTGAATATCTGCAAATGCTTCACGAAGTGTATACCCTTTAGCAGGATCTGTAGTGTCCAAGTCGAGAAGATGATCTGTTAAACCAAAGTTCGCAGAAATGTATGCGTCAACAGTTTTGTTTGTTTTAGACCTTGGGGCCACGTTCATCCACCTAACCTATTAGCCAACGTGTTTAATGCGCCACGAAAAATGTCGTCTGCTTTAACCGCTTTGGCTTCAGTAGTATTTTGCAGTTGACTTGTAGTAAAACCTGCAACATCTACACCACCAGAAGTTGTACTTGATGAACTTGTTTTAGTGCCAGTAGATACTGATTTACTTGGGTTGGCTTTAGAAAAAGCATTAAGCGAAGAAACAAAAGTATTGAGTTCATCTGCCGTAGGTGTTCGACCTAAAGTATTTTCAAAAGCACTGGTAGCAATATTTCGCACTTGATTTAATGAATAAATTGTTACATTAGATGAAGTTGAACTTGACCTTCCGGAAGAACCAGCTTTAGTTTTTTTACCAGAAGTAGATGCAGCACCATGTGTTTTGTAATATTCTTCAAGCTTAGAACCAATATCAATAGGATCATTATTGTCCATTGGTACAAAGTTTATGTTTTCGCCTGCCATTACTTGCTACCTTCCGTATAAACTTTGTCATAAACAGGATCATTAGAAAAGTAACGATCATAAATGTCAGCAAAACCAATATCTTCTTTTTTTAATTTATTGACATAATCATCATAAATAAAACGCAAAGGAGCATTGGCTTTACTATCTATACTTTTAACATCTTGTTTAGCCAAGATGTTAGCAATTTGTTTACGAGCATCCAAAAACAAACTAATAGATTTCCAAGTAGAATCATTGCCATGATCTGCCATAAACTTTTTATCACTCAAAGCAAGGTTAAAAGTCTTAATAACATTTTGGTAACCATTTCTATTGTTACTATTATAGTCGTCATACCAACTATTGTTTTGCTTACCAAGTTCTGTAATTACTTGACTTTTAACATACTGCAAATCTTCCGCACCTTTTTGTTGATACGAAGTTAAACCACGTTGGTCAAGAATAGCATCAAGTTGCGAAATAGCTTTACGATATTTAATCCAACCAAGTTTAGTTTCGTTATCTTTAGCAGATTCCTGGGGACTTTGACGACCTCGAAAAGTTAAATCACTACCAGGAGAAACAGTGTTCTGTTGTTCCCACATGTATGCAGCCTGTGAAAACTTGTAAGCACCCTGACCATTAGAAGTAATTAAACCAATAAGTTTAGGGTCAAGATGGCTAACTTCTGAAACAAGATTATTGTACTTTTTAGCATTAGCAACATCGTCAACAGAAGAACCAATTCCTGCATTATTCTTAGAAAGTGACATAGTAAAATCAAAAAAATCATCACCGTAAGTTTTCCAAAACTCGGTGGGTGCATCTTGTTTATACTTCTCTTGGTACTGACGATACTGGTCAATGTAATACTTGTAAGGTGAAGTAAATGTTGGAGCAAAAGGTAAAACCAAGTTAGCAACAGTACGCATGTTGTAAAACGAATTGGTAAGATCTTTTATTTGTTTATCAGATAAAGGTGGTAATCCTTGAGATTTACGTTTATGCTGTTCGGTCTGCCAAATTAAAGCGTAAGTATTTGCATACTGTGGATCGCTTTGGCCACCAGCTTTAGTCATTTGACGGCGAACCCAGCCAGGCAATAAACCTTCAACAGCACTACGGCTAGGACCAAAAGGAATAGCCCATTTTAGCGAATCTTCAAAAGTAGGTTGATTCTTGACAATCTCCGAAACTGGAATAGCCACATATGGTCCAACAGGTATTTCTGTACTTCCCTGAAAAATAACATCCAAAGAACGTTTCTGAACACCCATGTGATCTAAAGAAGATAAACCCTTGCCCACACCAAAAGGAAGTTTCTTTAACGCAGATGGAACTTGAATCCAAAGATAATCATCCATAGTTGCATGCTGTGCATCAACAGGTTTACCATTAGCATCAGTAGCAATACCAGCACGATTAGGTGCGGTAAAAACAAGGTTAGCTCGGTTAATGATTTGTGGTTTTTCGTAAGCCAATTTAGCCCAAGTTTTAATTGAGTTTTCGTATGCTGAAAAAAATGGTGAAAGATACTTCATATATGAAGCAAGATTAGTTTTACGATCAATAGTAAACAAAAGCTGTTTAGTCCCACGCAAAGCATCAGCATGCGCGGCCCGCATAGCCAAATCCATTTCGGAAGAAGAAATCAATTCGTCAGGTAAATTGGAAACGGGGCGACCATTTAATGCAGTGAAATCATTAATACGCTGTTCCAAGGAACGGCGATATAATTCTGCATAAACAGGATGCCTAGCCCAAGCATCTTCAGGCATAGAACCAATTAACTTGAAAGCACCGTTAATAAGATTCTTAGACTTCTTTACACCAACAAGGTTTAAGTTTTCTGCAATAACATGACCATGAATAGTTGGCAAAGTATTAGGATCTGTAAAAGCTGAACGCAACATTTCGGAACTAATTTCGGTACGTTCTGCAAGTCTAGACTGTAAACCAGCATCAGGTAAATATTGATCAAGAATGTTTTTAGCAGTTAAAACATAATCTTTTGCTTCTTCTTTATCTAAACCTAAACGACCACGTAAGATGCGACCACTAGGATTATTGCGAAGCCAGGTAGCAACCTCGTAAGGATTTTGACCAGCAGCAAGTTTACGAACAACTAAAGAATTGCCAAACTGGTTATTTATAGTTTTATCCCACTCTATCCAATAATTAGGATCTTCGGGAGCAATAGCACCAAAACCAGTATCAATCATTTTGCTTGAAAGCATTTTAGACTGACGGTCAACAAGTGAAAGATACGAGTTTTCTGAACTAGAATTATCCCAATGAATAGGTCCATAAGGCCCACCAAACGCTTCAGGGAGTGTGTACTTGGTCCCATCAATACCAGTGTACTCGTAAGTACCAGAAGCCATACGGTGTTTACCTTTTTCAAGGTCAGCCAAATGCTCATTGGTTTTATCGTACATTGCTTTCTTTTCAGCCAGTAAGGTTTCAAAAATGTCAATGTCAGCTAAACGACTAGGATCATCATAATGTCCTTCATGAACACCAGGACTATCCTTGTAAGTATTTCGATCATACTGGATCTGGTCTTTAATATGACTAATCTTTTTTTCAATTTCTTGAATCTGTTGACCAGTAGTATCAAGCTGAACTTTGTAATCTTCATAACCCATTGTTTTACTTAAAGGATTAAGTTTATCAATCTGTCGTTTAGCGGCAGTACCAGTATTGTAAATCAAGTTACTCATGCCTTTGCCAAGGTGACGGAAAGAAGTAGTAGCGCCAAGAGATGAAGCAATGCGTAATTGTGCCTCAATACTGTTACGAGTCATGTAACCCAAACGAAGCAAACTACCAACCTTAAATAAAGATTGCATAGTATCAAGCATACTGATGGCATCACTACCGCCATCAAGCATCCATCCCATAGCCTGCTTTATGCCTGCATTTTCTTTAAGAAGATTATGGCGGCGCAACACAGAGTTGGCCATATCAAAATCCATCATAGGCAAAACGTTAGCTGTTTGAGACTCAAACAAAGGCGCCTTAAAAACAGTGCCATCAAGATCAACAGCATAACCACGTTCCTTCAAAGAAGAATAAGCGGTAGCACGAGCGCGTTTATAATTATTGTAAACAGCATCAGCAGTTTCAGTAGTCAAACCATGCTTCAAAGCAAGTTGACCAAAAATTTCACGTTCCATGAAATATACAGCTTCAGCACGTTGCTCTGGAGTAAAAGAACCCAAATACCTATCAAGCATGGTACGAGCATGTTCGTCACTAATGTTAGCAACTTTCATCGCTCGTTTCAAAACAGCAGAAACTTCACGAGACGACTCGGCATCATTAAGGTTTACAATACCAGCAGGGCGTTCACCAGCACCCCAAGAAACAAACTGGTACATGCGATGAAAAGGGGTAGGTTGAAAAACTTCAGTCTTGCTTAAACTGGTTGAAGGCAAGTCATAAAATTTTGTAGCACGACCCTCAGCAACAAAACGATCAACAGACTGAAAAGGTGTAGCACCAACAGTGCGAGTAAGAACACCACCAGGGGTTGAAGCAATTTCTTGTAAAGCCCAAAACTTATTAAATTTTGCATTATTAGATTCAAGTGCTAATTTTTCTGCACCAATTTCAGCATGAACAGAATCATCTTCCCAAGCAAACTTAGGAGAACCGTCAGATAGTTTTTCACCCTTCAATCCCCACTGATCAATAGCATCAATTTCGCCAAGAGACTTACCAATAGGATTAGCTAAATCGGCGCGACCAACAGCACGAATTTCATCCAAAGCATTAGGGTCACCAAGACCAGCACGAACAACAAGACCAGCATCTTTAGGTGTGGTTGCTTCACCAAGAGCATGGGCAATAGTTGCACGTGCGGGGGAATCTTTAAGCATTGGATGATTGTAAGCATACAAACTATCGTTCTTTGCAAAATCATCAAGAAGTCTGCTGTATTTATTTACCTGCAAACCATCTTCAGCAACAGAAACATTTTGAATAGCAGTAGCAATTTTTTCTGCACGGTTAGCGCCAGAAAGTCCACCACTGACTGCTTCAGCGCCACGAAGTGCTTTAGCTGCTTTACCACCAGCAATACTAACATCACCAAAAATTTGGATACCAGTATCAGCAAAACCGGACCAAAATTTCTGCGAACCATGATTGAAATAATTATCAACTGACTTAGGGTCATTCCAGTCAACTTCGTTGACGTTTTCTTCGAACCCAGCATTAGATAACATTTCAGTTGTTTTAGGAAAAGCGGCGCCTAAAGCGCCAACAAAACCTTGACCAAAAGAAGTGGTCTGTGCTTGTTTATGAGCTTCAGCCCAAGCAGATCCATCAAACGGGTTACTTTTTTCAATGTACATTAACTCGGCAGTAGTTAAAGGTTCACGAATAAGTTCACGATTAACTGTGTCAAGTTTCTCAAGAGCAGGTTTAATGACTGGCATTTGAGAAACATCAGCAAGGGGTTTAATAACCCTACCAAGGAACTGTCCACCAGCCGAAGTAAAAGTATTACGAATACCATTATAGGCTTCATCATCGTTGCCAGCAGCGGTGGCAACATCCCAAGCAAAACGTGCAGGGGCTGCAAGCGCCCAACCTGTATCTTTAGCTAACTGACCTAAACGACCCCAAATGCTAGGCTCTGGTGGAGTAGGGTTAACAGGTGGTTTAGGTGTAGGTGGATTGTTACCTAATGGTCCACCGCTTTGCGATAAACCACCAATCATAGTGAATCCCTTAATTGCCGAATAATGTTACGTGTTTCAGGTGAAGTATTAGGTCGAGCAGCAACCTGCATCAAAACAGGCATGTATGCCGCAAGAGAAGCTTTGAAATTATTATCTGCTGTAATATCTTGGCTACCCAAACCAAGTGAAGCCATGCCAGGTCCAAGACCAGCATCAACACCTGAAGTAACAGGTTCATTAGGGTTTTGTGTAGGTGCAGTTAATGGAACTATTGGCATGGGTTCGGTAGCAGTGTTTGAACTATTACCCATTTGTGAAGCAGGGACAGGGTTAGGAGTAGGGGTACTCGCTTCCATAGGTGCGGAAGATTGCAAGTCCATCATCTCCTGACCCTGCCCATACGGTAAACCAGAAATGTACTTTGCTGCTTGTTCGTGTGCGGGACCACCATCGGTGCGTTGGGATAAAGACCCTGGGCCGGAAACTGGTGCGGGACTTGTAGGGCGTTGATAGCCACCTTTACCTGCCATGTTTCTCACCTGCCTGTTTAGTTAATCGAATGGTTGTTTTGCACATCCAGCAAAAGTCTGGAAGATTATTAAATTATTTTGTGCCTTTACCAGTACCGCCAACACCCTTTGGTGCATAGCCGAACTGAACATCTGACTTGCCTGGCTTCTTAACCCCTGAAGGTACGCCTGACTTCTTAGTTGGCTGAACATAAGCCTTGCCAGCAGAACCCTGCGTAGCTGGCTTGTTCTTAGAACCGAACGCCATTTCTTTCTCCTTTGTTATCCTGCTGGTGTCATTCTTGCAACGGATGCTGCAAGAGTTGGGTTTCCTCGCGAGTTCAAGCCCGCAAGAAGTTGTTGAACAGCAGGTCGGCCACCTGGACCCATACCTGCCTGACCTGGAACCACAGTAGGTGGTAAACCGGTACGTGGATTCAATTCGGCACCACCAGCACTAGGCATGCCGGCTTCAGGGGAACCAGGAACAGGCTCAACCCCTACAGGTGCTGGTGGCGGTTCAGGGGCAAACGCGGCAGTCACAACTTCCTCTAAAGGTTTACCTTTACGGCGACCATCAATAACGCTTGCAAGTTTAGCCAAAACCTCAGACGGATCCCCACCACTTTGAGCAAGCATAGGAATCGCTTGAGCGTAACCTGCAACAGCCTGAATCAAAGCATCTTGCAGTTTCTCAATCTCAATCTTCTGTTCTTCCATAGTCACATTAACTTCCCAAGGCATCTGCCTACGCAAAAAGTCACGACTAATAAGCTGGTCACCACGAGCCTGCAAACCAAACACCAACGCTTGATTAGGGTTCAAACCAGCCATAAGACCATAAGTCACATCAACGATGTGTTCCCCAGCAATGTCTTTCTTAGGGGTGTAAGTAACTTCGTAAGGTGAACCTGCATCCACACCACGAACAGTTTTAGTAACATCACCGAAAAGTTCTTCATCAACCATGAAACAAATTTCAAGAACATCACGGAAAGAACCAGCCAACACACTCTGTGCAGTTTTAACCTGAGTATCAAAACCACCCATGAGGGCTTCAACACCACGACCAGTAACAATAGAACCAGACTGGTTACCTAAACGACCCTCAGGATACCTAGCACCAGTACGCAACTCCTGATCCAAAGCAGCAGATTCTTGAAACAAACCATTAGGAACATTAAGATCAACACGGCGAATCTTTTCAGGTTGTGCAGAACGAATAGTCGCATCAGGACCAATCTCCAACACATTCACGTCAGCAGGCAAAGCAAACGGTGCCTGAACAGATTTCTGTGCAGCCTCAAGGCTTAATGTAGCAAAACGGCTACGAGCAACCTGAACCCACAAAACATCATCAAATTGGCCACGCAACGATTCATCAGAATCAATACCAGGTCGAACAGCACAAACAACCATAATCTTACCGATAGGGTTCTTAGTGGAAGCTAAAACATGGTCTTTGCGTTCAGGTAAAAAGAGAACCGTTTGGTCTTTATCATGGTAACGCACCAACTCTAGTTGAGCATTTTGCCCACCCTGCTGGTAACGCCCACGAATAACAGATTCATGTTCAGGGAACTCTCGACACAAATCCTCAATAGTCTTAAGATAGCGTTTGCTATACGACAACAAACGACCAAAACGGTCAAACTCAGGATACGAATTATACGGATCATCAATCCTAATAATAGGGGTTTGACGTTCGTAATCAACCTCAATAACAAAAGGCACCATACCGTAAGTGATGTAACGGTCAGCACCAGTAAACATGTGAGTCTGTAAACGAGACTGGTCACGGTAACCAGCAACAATCATAGTACGCTTATCAGCACGTTTACGTGCAGCATCACTAACAACATTAGTAGCATTACAGTTAAACGCAGGAAGCGGTGCAATAACCTCAGCCACATCACGAGCAGCAATGTCAATAAAGTTAGCCACCATAGGCTTAGGATAATCGTCAGGGAACAAACCAGGGAAAACTTTATTAATGTTACCCTTACGAACCTCACGAACATCGGACCAGCGTTGGTCGCGTTCCTGGGAACTGCGGCGCAAATACCGGACACGAGAAGTAATCTCATCCATACTTCTAGCCATTAAAAGCTCCCTGCCATTTTCTGTCGTCTAGCGAATTCTTCCAAGTCAACAACTTGGCGTTTCTTCAAATCGTTTGGAGTTGCGAACGGATTACGCACCCAAGTAGAACCAAATCTTCCACTACTGTTCACATACTCCCTAATCTGTGTCTCCACAAACCACAAAGCCATCGGCCCATCCTGCTTATTCTTAGTACCAGGAGACCACGTAACCAACTGCTCAATCAGCGACTTAACACCCTCATTATCTGTACGAGGAAGCTCAAGCAGATTAGAACCCTTAATTAACTTATTTTGCTGATCAAGTTGACCAAACAAAGGACCCATAGAAGCAACACCATACTCAAGATCCATCTTATTGGCACCCGTATAGTGGCTAATCAACCGGACACCACGCGAAGCAAGGAACTGGTTAATCTGCTCATCCTGAGTCAAAAACAACTGAAAAGCGTTCTTCTCAATAACCCACGCTTGTGGATTATACTTAACAGTCCACGACTCGATAAGTTCACGAATACGTGCTGGTGTGGGTGCAGGCATACGAGACGCATCAAGTAAATAACGTTTTTTCGTCTGCCGATCAGCCGACACCACAACACCGAACGTGTCACCCGACATAGCAGGGTCCAAACCACAAACAGTGTAAAACCCATTAATGTTATCGGGATGACCAGCGGCACCCACAATAAGTGGACCGCAAGCTCTCATACCGTTCACAGAACCGCGAACAGCCTCAGGGGAAAATACAGCCTCAGACTCAACATCCTGCTGCTGATAAACCATAGCCCA